TGGGTCCGCACCCTTTAGCCTTTAGGGACCGCCCACGCGGTCCGCCAATGTCTTATTGGCTTTTGCCGGTTCTCACCGGCTCAGCGCGCTTAGTAGTCCAGCGCGACTTCTCTGCCCTGTCATCAGGGCGCGGCTTGGCTTTCCCAGAACCGGGTGGGGGACGTGGCTTACCTGGATTAGCACCCAGATATTCCTCGCAGTCACTGATCTTGACCGCGCCTTCCCACAAGGGCATCTCCACTGCTTCAATCGTGTCAACATCCTTCTTCTCAAAAGTACAGGGCCACGACAACGAACAACGAAGTTCATTCACGGCGTGGAAAGGTGCCTTCTGCGGCGTTCGGAAATACCGAACACCTGTTCCCACTGGAACAAAAGAAGTACACCCCCTCATAATCTTGATCATTGCGTAGTCGGGTTTCATCACCTCTAACATAGCGCATTTGGTGTCGTTGAACTGACCACGATTCTGATGGTCTCCTGTGAACATATCGTCATTCCAAAAGACATAGTCCGCTTTCTCGCGTACGGCTTTTGCCTCCTTCATATTGAAAGAGGTGGAACGGACAACGACATATTCATTGAGCCCAGAAACACGTGATTTACCCTTCTCGGTGTTATATCCCATGTCAAAGAACTCTATGCGACCGTAGATGTTTGAAAACAATTTAGCAGTGTGCAATTCTGTGTCACCCAAGCTTCCGGTATACACAAGATTGCTTCGTTTACCCTTTTCTCTCCTGACTTTCCTCACTTCTTCAAAGAACATATAATTAACAAGCATGCATTTCAGACCACCTGCTTTCAAATCCCATGGATTGTGTTTTAGCAGGGATGCGGTTATGCGGAGACCAAGCTCCTGTTGCATATTAACCGGTGGTCTGTTGGTAGGGAGTGGTGCCTGCGTGACGGTACCCGTTGAAGGAACAATCACCGTATCACCGCATGTTGATAATATAATATCCTTATCCGCGCAAGGTTTGGGCCGTACCTCTGTATCAGAACAAAACAGAGGGTGGGTTTTCAATAACTTCCTGACATCACTTTGATATGCTTTACGGGCGGCATTGGTCTTCAAAGAGACGTCCGTAGGAATTGGAAATCCGCGTGCCCAGGTACTGGCACCCTCGAAATCAAAATCCGGACATGCGCGTTCGAGAATATCGTCCATCCAACCATCGTCATTGTTATTTGGCATGATTGATTTATGGACATGGCACTCTATCGCCAAATGCGATAAGAAGTCTGTTCTCTTCCCGAAAGCTTTGAGTACGTCATTTTCTTGTGCTGTTGCTGGGTCAAATGGGAGTTTATAGTGCAATGGTGCACACAAACTTTCAACAAGCTTACAATAAGCGCCAACAAAAGGAGTATTTCCATCTGTGAGCAAGTAACCTTGTGTTTTGAGCCAGTGATGTTTTAAGGGATCATGTGCCCAAGCCTCGTCAACAAATGTAATCTTTTGCAACTGACGCTTGATGTCACAACAGCTGTCTAGTCGTCCCTGATAGACTTCAGGACTGTAATATCTAGATAAAAATTGAACCGGATTTTCAGACGTGCATGGCTCTGCTTCTAAACTGCAGCCCATTTTCTTCGCACAACTGACATATCCTTCACAATCTGACGCTGCTGTTAGCCCATCATCACCCATGTAACAACCCAAAGCCGCATAAGCTTCTTCAGGCGACAACTTTTCAATTGTACGTAGGTAATAATAAGCAATAAACATGTTTCCAAAACAACCCAAGAAGGAAGTGATTTGATTTCCTGAGCCCAGAGAGAAACCGGGATGGAAAAATAGAGAGCCGAAAATACTTTCAAGATGTGCCATTTTCACTTTAACAGGGGACCCATAAGTGTGATCATTTAACAGATCAGCAGATAATCCAGGGAAGACAGTTTCTAGTACCAAATATACCAAACATCTAATGATAGCTCCTACGGAACCATCCCATTTAATATAATCAGTTTTAACCAGACCTTTTCCTTGAGCTGCTGCTTTTTGTGCAACCGCAGCTACGATTTCCGCAATGGCTTCAGGCGACTTACCAGGTATGAACCACCTTGCGCCGCTTGCTTCATCTGTTCCACCACAAGTCTTGAGATAATCCATAATAGCATAAATGTACCTTGCTAATTCCCATTTGGCTGTTCCATTATTCACCGTAACCGGCCGGAAAGCTTTGGTATCACCATAGGACTCATCTTTCACGAAAACAGTAGAGGCAACGAATTGCATGCTATTTTCCCATTCTTCTCTGTGATTTCGTTGTGACGCAGTTTTCATGCGTTCTTCAACTTCCGTATCATCGACTGGTATCAATGGTACAGGGAACACCATATGAATGATCTCATACATGTATCCGAATATCTCAGAGTCGAAAAGGTCTGTCGCTTCGGCGGAAGTCAACTGTGGTGTCACGATCCTTTTATCGATCATGTCTCGCACAGATACGGCCGAGTTTAAAACTGGACAGACTGCAGATGGGATGAATGGTTGGCATATCTCTCGAACAGCGATCCTCTCTTCCTCGCGGTCAACAACGTCACCAGTGTGATCGTCAAATTGATAAGTTGCCGCGTATCCGAGTGAATCATCTGTTTCAATTTCTATAGGCTTGTGCACGATTTGTCTGGCATAGATGTCTTGGCCTACGAGCCCAATGACATCTGACTCACCAATGTATGCGACAATATACGGATATATCTTATCGACAAAATCCGATATTGCTTTAGTTATTTCATAGTCCTTTGCCGCTGGATTGGCAAAGAACGGCTTACATGCGACATTTATATCTGACTTAATAACACTATGTTCTTCACGTTTGATAGAACGTTGCGTTACTGTCGCCAAAATAGATGTCCAGACATCACGTGACATTTCAATACTAGTTGGTAAACCAACTATGCCAAGACTTATTACCTCCGTTTTAACAATTACACACATGTTATTTACATATGTTTCATGCTGGAGGGAATGAGTGGTAGTACTGAAACTATACCCTATCGGAATCAATAGGCGTACCATGTGATGTTTCATGTAATTATAACTATATACTTTGTAAGACTGTTTGTAGCCCCACTTGGTGACATGGATCAAATCATCACCATAAGACCAAATCTTATGAGCGAATCTTTTGCCACCGTGGACCTTACCTACAACACGATTGTCAGCGTCAAAACAAAAAGTCATGTCCTCAGATTGACCGGCACTTTCGGGAACGAACGTATACATCAGACAAGGCATGCCAAGCATCAGTATATCATTCATGTCCAAGTAATAGTCCGTGTCTTGGAAGACAAGCAAATCATTATGACTCATCAAATCGTTAGTCCTAGCATACAATTGGGGTGCATTCAAATGTTCCAAGGCATCAGCTGAAAATTGGGAGATCCCTACAAAGCCCGCAGAGGCTGAACGCCTCGACAGACCAACAAAGTAAGGTCTCCTTCCAAACAACTGTGCTATCCTCGGAACAGCCGCAATAAAAGAATCGCGGTTTCGACAAAGCAATTTATGACTGGGTGAAAGTCTTTTCCTCTCCCTTCCTAGTTCCTCCGTCAGTATCCCACCGACCAAAGACAAATTAATATTGTCAAAGTCTTGGGTGATTACTGCAGTAACTTTGTAAAAATAGTAATGGGCAGG